CGACGGCTTCGGCGCAATCTGCGGGGACAATGATATCGTCCCCGTAGACACGCACCTGCCCCGCAAGACCATGGATGGTCTTGCGAGTCATCTGGCGTCTGAGCCCATCTTCGATCCCGCAGAGAACGATGGTCGCGAAGACCATCGCCTCTACAGGAAAGCAGAGAGCTGAACCCATGGACGCGAACTTGGCTAGGCGTACAACGCCATGGCCAGGCACATCAGCCTTCCGTGAACGACTCGCATCAATGGCCCCTGCAACATGAGGCCAAGGATCGAGAAGGACACGTACGAGCTGATTCGAGACGCGATCGGAAGCTTCGCTGAGATCCAGCGTCGCCAGGTTCCCTGTAAGGGACCCTTTCCGTGCCATAGACCTGTTAGGGTCTTGGTCCCGGAAGCCGATAATCCACCGATAGGGGTTGTCTTGCCCCTCCAGGTGAGATACAAGAGACTCAGCTACGGCCTGCTGCGCATATTGCATCGCAGTAGGCTCGACAGCTATGACTCTCGGCGTCTTGAGCGTCTTTGGAACGGTGATGACCCTTACGGGCCTTTCCGCTCCAGGTTCGAGGATGTCCACATGGTCGAAATCCTGGTATGCCCGAAACGACGGTGCAACAAACCCGTCAAGAAACGGAAACCAGGTTTCGAGCCGTGAGGTCCACTCGTCTAGATCGTATTTCTGGTTTCCCAGAAGACGATCAGCGGTGGCCCCAGGGCCATGCTTTGGGACAAGCTGTCCTGAGTAGACTTGTTCGTCTACTCGTTGCAGGACAGAAGCCCAAAGGAGGTGACCGACTCTGGCAAACTGATCTAAATCAGTTTGTGAGAGACCTCGGTCACTCTCTCGGACATCCTGCTCACACTGGACGAACTGAGAGATCGCTGCCCTTGTGCGCCTTTCGGAGCATTCAAGGTTTATCTTCGCGAACATCAGAGTAATCTGACGCATCGCTTGGATAGCATCGATCGACGGTTCGTCCAGCAGACGACCAGAAGCACGGTCGAACACAAGGTCGAGAAAACCTCCTAGAAATAGGGGGAGCTCTCCTGATCGCTTGCTTCTTGCGAAGCCAGTGAACAGATGACGACCTGCCTTACCTTCATCAAGACCTTTTTCGAGGTCTTTTCCGAAGGTGGGCAAGGTTATCGTGAGAAACGATAACCCTTCGTGTTCGACACGGCGCTCGACTTCTTTAAAGTCGCGCGCGGTGCTCACGCCACACCAGGTGCCCCTATCAAGGAGCACCTCCTGCAAGAGACACATGAGGCTTTTCATGGCCCGCCTTTCTGATAGAAGGGCAGAGTCATCCCGAGCCTTGCACCATGTGTGATCTGTTGACCAACCCCTGGGAATCTCCCAGGGGCAGTCCCCTAACCTCGCGAGAGGTTACGATTCGCCACCAAGAAGCTTGGTGGCGTTCGCACCGGAAGACGCAGTCAGCCACGCCGTCAAGGCGTCGATGATCTGCTTCTGCTCGACGATCGTGAACCCAACAACAGGCACGTCCGCCACGATGTAAGCACTCATCGTGTAGGCCGTGTTCTGAGCCGGGAACAGCGGATCGGCGGCAGTCTTCCGGAGGTCAACGCGTGCGGTCCGACGCGTCCGCTTACCATAAGCGGACGAGATGGACAGCTTCAGATTGCCGTCGTCCTTACTATAGACGGCGCCATTCTGATTCGTGGTGACGCGCGGAAGCGCGTTCGCCACAGCGTTGACAGTCAGGGACTGAGGATCGGTGAACAAGGCATGACTCCAGCAGGTGTTGTGAGTCGATCGGCGGTTCCACTGGATGTGGTCCGTCGTCGACTGGGATGGATGCAGGCATGAGTGAACCTAACAGCGAAGCTGTTAGGCCAACCACTCCTGCTGCCGTAAACCAGATCAAACAGCCAAAAGCTGCTCGATCTACGAGAGGTTCGGTGGATTCCGAATTACTCTCGTCAAGTAGCCGCTTAAAGCGACTGCCGAGGTTCACAGCATCCTGTTGCCCCGGGACATTCCCAGGGCAGCAAGAATGGCCCATTGGCGACCCGTAAGGGAGCCAAGATCCAGGCCAAACCCGTAGGGAGTTGCCCGCAGTCTCTTCTTCACATCAGTGACGAAGGTTTGTTTCTGCGGACTCCGCCCACCCCCTCGAAGGAGGGTGGTTGGAGCTGAGTAGGTGTCACGGCATGTATAGTGGCACATGATGTAACCCCACCTCAACACAAGGCTATCGCTGGACAACGCCGAGAGATTGTGAATTACATCTCCCGTGTTGCTGAACCAGTCAACAGCCCAACTCCAGGGGGCCAACTCCCAGAGGAGTTCCGGATTAATCCGGACTCCGAACAGCCTGTTCAAGCGCTGTTCTGCGGCACGTGCGCGATCGACAGCACTATCACCGTCGACATAAGCGTACGTATACGCACCTGAGAACCAGAACCGATAAGTTTCCTCACGGGTTCTGTACATTGGTCCCACGCTCTGATAACAATTGGGTGCAAGCTGCCTGTGCGCCGGTACACCACCGGCGGCAGATTGCACGACAGTTGTTTCAACAGAGCGCTCTACCGGAAAGGTGTAGCGCCGTCTTATGAGACGGCCAGAGTCGCGCTTAAGCTGTTCGATCACCTTGTTCGATGTTCGAGCAGCTTCTCCGAACTTTCGGAAATCCGAGATGATAGGACGTATCCCAAATTCGGCGTTAAGGTACTCGTCACCAAGTGACGAAGGACTCTTAGAGCCGATGAGATGCGACCCAGGAACGGACGGAAGTCCCTCCCTGAGCTCACCTAGGAATTGCGCGGCACTTGCTACGGGATTTGTCGGGATGGTACGAGCAATAGCTGTTGTCCCACGGGCGATCATAAGATCGTCCAAGAGTGTGGGAGGCAGCTTATGCGTACCAGTTTGTCCGACAACATTCAGATCCTTGGTTACCCAAGGTCCTGAATACTGGTAGCGGTACGCACCTTGTTTTTCGTCGATATTGACCGGGTCGTAACCCGGCATCTCGACGTAAAACTTGGTGCTATTGAAACCGCTGGTACCCAGATCCCCGTGACTGAGATTGTACCTGACACGATCAGAGATAGGCCTCCCCGTGTTCCGGGAGGATCTCTGCATCTTTTGCCAGGTCACCCAGTTACGGCCTCTCCGAGACGTTGTCGTCTCGAGCCCACGGATACCCCAAGTCTGAAGGTTCTTAGTTACAGAACTTTCAGACCCAATGGTAACCGTCAACGTTGAAGACGTAGATCCAGGAGGAAGAACTTCCTGGATTACTCTCTTCTTCGTCTCGGCTGGTAGATCAACCACTGGAGTTCTCCTTACAGGTTCTCAGCGAGAATGTGCTGACGGCGGGAAGCCGTCAGGTAGCATTCCCACTGGGAAGACGACATTGGAATTGGA